CGGACAAGGAAGTTCAAAAAGTACCTGGACGACGACAGAACCGAAGCCGACATCGACAAGACGGTCACGAAGGAATTTGAATATCTTCGCGTTGACTGGCGGCAGAATGGAACGAATGTCTGGTTCCACGTTACGGCCCCGGATGAATACTATTAAGGCGGTGAGAGTATGAAGAAAACAAACGAAGGCCAGAACGGCCAGGTTGAGAACTTAAAAAGCATTTTAGAGGGTTTCGGAATCAAAACGTCGAAGGAACTTGACGCCGCACTTTCGGAAACCCTGGACGCCCTGACAATCGGCATTATGACAGACCGCGCGATCGGGGCGAGAAATTCAGCATAAAGCAAAGGCGCAACGTCAAAGATTGGAACCCTGACACGTTGCGCCCGATGTTGGCCGCGTTTTGGACACAGCCTTTAATAATTATAGGGGAAACGTGAAGAAATGTCAATCGTTAGAAATACAAGGGAAGCCCCGTATTACATAGACGGAATCACAAAAGCAACGGATCCATTCTGGAAAGTCTATTGTACTTGTGGTTTCACGTTCCTTTCGTGCATTTCAAACGGCAAGTGTCCGAAATGTGGGCGCGTGGAAGGTAAACGAATGTTAGGCGATAGAACTTTCGAAGAAGTCGTCGCGGAACGCGGACAGCCGCGGCCGCTGGAAGAATAAATCAGAATAAATCAGAGTTTATCAGAGTAAATCCGACTTTATCAGAGTTTATCAGAGTTTATCAGAGTTTATCAGAGTAAATCAGAGAAAAAAGGCGGTGAAACTTTGAACAGACTAGGCTTTATCGTTTTGTCAATCCTTTCCCAGAACGGGGCGACGAACAAATTATCTTCAATGTCGGTTCAGGAGATTTCCGACACGGAAGAATTCGGCTATAAGCCGAACACAATTTTCAAAAAAATCAAGGAATTCGAAGACGCCGGATATATCGGCCGCGGCTTGAAAGAAGGCCGGGCGGACACGTTCTTCATCACG